GGATGAATTAAGTCTTAGATTAACTGAAGTTAAAGCAGATAAACTTCCTTCAGTAATAGCCGCTGCGTCCAAAGTAGTTGAATCTATTCGACGAGAAAGATCAGAAAGTTCTAAGAATAATAAAGATAAAGAAGTTCATTATCATTATTATATGCCAACTCAGAAGAAAATTTCTGACTATGAAACAGTTGAAGGAGCAGTTCTTTGAATAAGATTAGAAAAATTAGAATTCCTATTTTAATTATTATTCTTCTTATTATATCATCTTGCTCTGGTAAAGAACCAGCTAATGTTTCACCAGAAGTCCATTCTAAGTTTGTTGCAAGACAATATATTAAAGCTCTTTCTGATTTTCAAGATGTAGTCGAAGCGGCTTATAAGAATGGAAACATAAGCCGAGAAAATACTCGCTACGTTGCACAAGCATTACGAATAGCTTTTAATATAATTCATGAAATTCCTAATGGTGCTAAACGAGCCGCTATCGTAGCTCTAGATACAATTGCAATTCAGATAGGTTCTACAGGTGAACTATCCAAATTCTTACCTTATATCTCAGCCGCTCGGCTAGTTATTGAAGAAATAAAAGAATGAGTCCAGAACTGATTGCTTTTATTGCTAATTTTACTTTAAATAAGATTAATGAATATAGACACAGAAATGATATTCTAACAATTGAAGAAATAACCTCAGATTTTGAAGTTTCTTATAATGAAGCTATCAAAACAAATGATAGGCTTCTTAAGTTAACTGAATGATTACTCCAAACATTGACACTGGTCAAATAATTATATCTGTTCTACTAGTTTTAATTACTATTGTTGGATGGTTCATTAAAAGAGATATTACTTCTTTCGGACATCGTCTTGATAAGCATGATGAAATGTTATATAAGTTAGCTAGAGAACTATCGCAACTTATGGGTCATTATTCAAATGAAACAAAGGATTAAATTCTAATGCCTGAACCTGCTGCTGCTGCTATGCGTGGTGTTCAATATGATTTGCAATCTCTTGCAACTACAGGTAATGGAAATGTTTTAGCTATTCCTTCTTCTTTTAGACATCATACAATTATTATTAAAGGTATTGCTACTGTTTCTGCTGGAGCAGTTCAAATTGAAACAGCTAATGAATATGATTATTCTGGGACTTGGGCTCCTATTGGTGGTGGACCAGTAACAGTAGTTGACGCTTCTGATATAGTAATTAATTTTGAAGGAATATTTAATTTTATTAGAGCTAGAGTTTCTACAGATATTACTGGAGGAGGAACTGTCACAGTAAATTATACTGGAGCACCATAATGTTTACACTTTCTATAGTTAATGGAAGCTGGTCAGTTGAATTCAAAACAGCATTAGATCTTTCTATAGTAAGTTCTGATGCTATAGCATTAATTCAAAAAATTCTTAATCTACATGCTCAAGTTAATTTGTTAAAAGTAACGATGAATAATGAAATATTTAAGTTAGAATTTGTTGATGGTCGTATATGGAAGATTCGAGTTTTGAATCAAGAGGAAGATTCGGATATTAATATGCTAATAGCTAATAATGATTCTTGGACTAGAAGTTTAATTTCGGGATTTATTACTCCAATAACTACTCAATTAATGATAATTAATTCAACTTATCTATTGTCATCATTTACAATGACAAAGCTTTAGAGGATTTCAATGAAACTTAAAACATTTTTATTTTCAATTTTAATATTTTTAGTTTTATTTACTATTCTTATTTTGGCTCAAACTTCAGGAACTCCAAATCAAATACAAGTAAAGACTGATGCTAATAGTTCTTTACTTGTAGCAACAGCCGCTCAGACATCACCAATTAGTCAACCGGGAGTATTTAGTAATACTAGATTAAAAACGGATTCTAACGGTAATCTTCTTGTAGTTCCGTTCTTAACGGCTGGTTCTGGAACACAGCAATATAAATCTTCAGGAGCTATTTACTATCAATTTGTAAATACAGCTAATACTGCGGATACCAATTTTATTAGTAGCACTGCATATTCACTTCCGGCAAATACTCTTAATTCTACTGGTGATGTAATTCAAGTAGATTTTTATGCATTGCTTAGTGCGGCAGTTAGCACTAAAACTTGGATATGTAATATCGGTTATACTGCTTGGACTGCTGCTGGCGGATTTACTGGAGGAGTAACGCTTCTAACAGATGCTTCTACTACTGCTAGTGTAAGTATTCTTGCTCACTCATTAGCTACAAAAGTATCTTCTGGAAATGTATCAATTCAAGCATGGTCACAATTTTCTAATGGAACTTCTAGATCACATGCTGCCTGGTCTTCTTCTGCTTTAACTTTGACAGGAGCTAATAATATTCTTTGTGAAGCTAAAGATGGAACGGGTAATGCGGCTGCTATTACTATTAAAGAGATGAGAATTATATTTATTCCAGCTCCATAGGAGAAGAAGAGTGGTTTACTACGACAGCCAAATCATCGCAAATCATGTAGTCTATGCAGCTTTATCTAATCAGATTATTTCTTTTTTGAAGAAGTCTACTTGGTTTCCGTTGTTAACGGCTCAGACAACTAAGCTTAATCGCTTAGCGGCTATTTTCTTTGCAACTATTTCAGCAATTGGAATTAGTTATACTTACTCATATACTCCAGATGGAGTACTTAATCTTGCAATTTCAGGATTAACTTTCTCTGCGGTTTGGAATGCAGCTAAAACTTGGATCTTTTCATATGCAATTCAGCAAGGTGGGTATCATATGACTAAAACAAATGGAGTAGAAAAGTGAAAAAGATTCTTGTTTTAATCATTCTTTTGTGTCCACTAGTTCTTTCAGCTCAAACAGCTAAATTAGCTTGGGATGAAGCGGCTCCATCACTTGTTGAAGCTAGTTCTTATACATATAAAGCTTATGTTGGAGCTTCTACAACTGGTATAGTATTAACTAATGTAGTTTGCGTTGTTACTACAACGACTGGAATATTCTCTTGCTCTATTACAGCACCTGCCGTTTTTGTAGGTAATGGAATTAGACTTACTGCTAGTAATACAATAGGAGAATCGGCGAAATCAGCGAACTACCCTTTCCCAAATCTTCCGGCCGTTCCTGTAAATCTTAGAGCAGAATAGGATTTATTCTTGTCTTCTGTTCAAGTATTTGATCCCGGAAATGAATTCATAAAAGAGATTAGGCCTAATCTTAGGCAAGAGGATCTTTTATCTATTCCAGATTCTGTTTTTGAAGCTTTATATGGTGGAAGTGCTTATAGTGGAAAGAGTTTTCTTTTAACTTTATTTCCAATTATAAGAGGATTTTATAAATTTCGTGGGTTTAAAGGAATTATTTTAAGAAGGAAGTTTACAGACTTAGAAAGAGAAAATATTCGTCTCTCTAAAGAATATTATCCTAAGACAGGTGGAAAGTATAATGAACAAAAGCATGTTTGGGAATGGCCTGAGTATGGTTCATATATGGACTTTGGTCATATTCAACATTCTTCTGATGTAAGACAGTATGACTCTTCTCAATATAACTATGCTTGTTTTGATGAATTAACTTCATTCACAGAAGATCAATATATTTATCTTGTAGGTTCGCGAGTTAGACCTTCTTCTTCATTCAATATTGCTATTGCCCGTTCTGGAACTAATCCTGGCGGAGTAGGACAAACTTTTGTTTATAATAGATTTGTTAAGCCTTGTGAAACAGGATATAAATTAATTAAAGATGTAAACACAGGACTTTATCGTATTTTCATTCCAGCTTTTGCACAAGATAATACACAAGGAATGGAATATGATCCATTGTATCTTCAGAAGCTTGAAATGCTTCCTGAAGCAGAGAAACGTGCTAAGAAATACGGCGACTGGAACGCATTTAAAGGTTCCGTCTTTACTACTTTTCGACCTATTAGATTTCCTAATGAACCTTCTAATGCTTTGCATGTCATCGAGCCGTTTACTATTCCGTCCTATTGGCCTAAGTTTATTACGATTGATTGGGGAAAAAGAGCTTTATGTCATTGTCTTTGGGGAGCAATTAGTCCTGATAGACGAGTTTATGCTTATCGAGAAATGACTTGGAAGAACAAAGATATCTATTCTTGGGCAAGTGAAATTAGGGATATTAATAATGAGTCAAATGAAGGAATAGAATCTGCTACTCTTTGTGGTTCTGCATGGCAAGATAGAGGAACAGATACTATTGCAGAACAGTTTACTAAATATTCAGGACTAGCCGCTCATAGCTCAGAGAATACTCCAGGAAGTCGAGTAATTGGTCTTCAACTAATTCATGACTTTCTTAGATTTGAGAATAAGATTAATCTTAAATCAAAAGAACAGTTTTATGATTTAGTTAAAGCTCAAGAAATTTACAGAAATTATGGTCCAGCGGCTCTAGAACATTATAAACAACAATTCTACGATGAAGCTCCAGAAAGTAATCTTCCGATTGTACAAATCTTTGATACTTGTAAAGTACTGATTGAAACTATTCCCAATTGTATCTATGATGAAAAAAAGATTGAAGATATTGCTGAGTTTGATGGAGATGATCCAATAGATAATTTCCGTTATTTCTGTAAGACAGCTAAAAGACTTCTCATGGGAGAATCAGATCATCTAGATAGAATGACTAAAATTCAAGCCATTATTCAAAAGAAAGAATCAGATCAAGACATGACAAGTTTTTATAGGCAGATGGAGTTTATTGAGAAGCAAAATCAAGAAAGCCTCAATGATTGTATTCCTGTTTCAAGAAGGTCAAGATTTGCTAGGATGAGAACTCATTAAAATGGCTGAGAAAACTCAGTTAGATGAGTATCGTTTAGCTTTAGAAGATTGTTATATGTTAGCTAGACGCATGGTAATAAAGGAACAAAAGAAAGATAGTACTTATAGTAGTGAATGGAATCATATTGTTAGATTTTGTGAAAGAGCTGGTCTAAAACCAAGTATTGTAAGAATACAAAGTGAGTAAGATTATGAAATTAGAACGTCATAAATGCTGGAAGTGTTTAAAACGTAGAATTGGAAAGTGGTTTCAAATTAGTAAGAATGTTGAAATTTGGCAATGTTTTCAATGTGGAAATAATAAGTAAATGATTAGACTTCTTCTACGTTTGTTAAGAATTAAAGATTATGAAATTTGTTTATCTTGTCAGACTTTAAAAGAACAGTTAAACTATGAGAGAGAAGAAAAAAAGCGTTTAACAGACACGTTGTTAAACATTATTAATCCAAAAGTTATCGAAGCAGCTCCTGTCGAGGTTAAACCATTTAATCAATCTGCTGGATTATTCTCTAAGAGACGAGCCGCTAAGGAAGAAGCAGATAGGCAGGAAGCAAAGATTTTAAAGGAGTCTAAATTTATTGGTAGGTCTGATGATGTTATTTCTAAACTTGAAAATGAACTAGGTATTTCATAAGGAGAAAAGAATGGCTAATGTATCACCGGCATCTGTGGTTTATACTGGTACGACTGGTCCAAGTCAAACTTTAACGTCTAAAACATTTTCTAATGTGACTAATTTTGAAGTTGATTTTGTAAAGAATACAATTAAGGTCACCTATGATAGTGGTCTAACTATTGCTTATCTCGATTATTCTGCCGTTACTACATTTACTTTGGTTATCACTTCTGGTGTTCCTGTTCTTACAATTAGCTAGGAGTTAATAATGCCAAGCACTCCTGCAATTGCGGCTGTTGTTACTATTACTGCAACCTCTATTGGAGGAACAGCAGTAGCTAAAACATTTAGTAATGTCATTGGATTGAAGTTTGATTACTTTAAAGGAATGGTTAGAGTTACTGACTCAGTTCAAGGTGAATTCTATTTTAGCTTGCTAACTCCTACTACTATTACATATACTGTAGGGACTGGCACAGCAACGATTACTATTTCTTAGGAGAAAATAATGTTCAAGTTTGGGATGAAACATAAAGATAAGAAAGAAAAGAAGTCCAAGACTTCTTCTATTGGACCTTCTGATGAAGTAGTTGAAGAGATGTCTCAGAAGAGTTCTAAGAAGAAGCGTTCAATGTTTATGAAAAAGAAGAATGCCTAAAATAGATTACGAGAATGATGAAGTCGCAATAGACTTAAAAACTATTGCACTTCATTTTGATAAAGAAGATCAAGCTACGCGAGAGCGTCAAGTTAGACGCATGCGTAGGCTTAAGCTTTATTGGAATTCATTCTCTCAAATCTATTGGAGTGAAGTTGCTCACGATTATAAGTTATTTAATAATGGTTCTAATTCTATTAACTCAGATCAAGATTATTATGATAGACCTATTAATGTTTTTAAGGCATTTCTAGAAACAATCATAGCCGCTCTGAGCATCCAAATTCCTGCGATTAATTGTGTTCCTGATGATGCAGACAATCCCCTAGATATTTCTACTGCTAAAGCTGGTGATAAGATAGCTGAGCTAATCTATAAACATAATAATGTAATGTTTCTTTGGCTCAATGCACTTTATGTGTATTGCACAGAAGGAATGATTGCTTGTTATAGCTATTCAGATTCCGATAAATTATATGGAACTTATCAAAAAGAGAAATATGAAGATGAAGAAGTAGAATCATATATTTGTCCTACTTGTCAGTCTCGTGTTCCTGATGAAGTATTTTCTTCTGCTGAGATAAACGAGTTTGATCCAGGAGAAGATGATGTAGAAGTTCATAATGTAATAAAAGAAGCTGGACCAATTTGTTTTGAGTGCGGAGCGGCTCTTGATAAAGAATTACAAAAAACTAAACTTATTATTCCTCGTCTAGTTGGTTTCACAAGTGAACCAAAAAGTCGAGTTTGTTTAGAAGTTTATGGCGGATTATACGTTAAGATAGCTAACTATGCTAAGAAACAGTGTGATACTCCTTATTTAGATTTTTCTTACGAGACTCATTATGCTAATGCTCTTGAGTTATATCCAGAGCTTAGAAATAAAATCTCTAAAGGAAATCAAGGAGTAAATGATCCATATGAACAATATGGAAGACTTAATACTCAATATCGAGGAGAGTTCCCAGAAGAGAATGTAACTGTTAAGAATGTTTGGTTAAGACCAGCAAGCTTTAATATTCTCGATGAAGAAAAGTATAAAGTTTTAAAGAAGAAATTTCCTGACGGAGTTAAATTAGTTCTTGTTAATGATGTAGTAGCAGAGTATTGCTCGGAATGTCTTGATGATCATTGGACTTTAACAATGAATCCAATGAGTGACTATTTAAATCACGAGCCGCTCGGTGAACTGCTAACTAATATTCAAGATATTACTAATGATCTTATCTCCTTAATGCTTCAAACAGTTGAACATGGAATAGCTCAGACATTTGCTGATCCTGCTATTGTCAATTTTAATGCTCAGAGACAGATTGAAGCTCAGCCTGGAACACTTACTCCTACTAAACCAATGGCCGGCGGTAGAAAAGTAAGCGAAGGATTTTATAATCTCCAAACAGCATCACTTTCTCCTGAAGTATTTAATTTTTATCAGATTATTCAACAATTAGGACAATTTGTTTCGGGTGCTCTACCAAGTCTCTTCGGAGGCTCTCAAGGAGCTGATTCTTCTCATACAGCTAGTGAGTATGCAATGTCTAAAGGAATGGCATTGCAGCGTCTTCAGACTCCTTGGAAGATGATGACTATTTGGTGGAAAGAAAGTTTTGGTAAGGCTATTCCACTTTATATGAAAAATATGGTAGAGGATGAGAGATCGGTAGAGAAAGATACTCAAGGTAATTATGTTAATGTTTTTATTAGAAAAGCTGAAACCGATGGAATGATTGGAAATATCGAACTAGAGCCAGATGAGAAGTTGCCAATTACAGATGAACAGCAAGCTGATATCATTATGCAATTAATGACGCTTAATAATGAACAAATTACAGCCGCTTTGATGGACCCTGAAAACATTCCATTTATCAAGAAGGTTGTTAAAATTCCAGCATTTCGTCTGCCAGGAGAAGATGATAGACAGAAACAATACTATGAAATAGTAGAACTTGTTAATTCTGCTCCTATTATTCAGTCACCAAGTCCAGAAGCATTAGAAGTAGAAGCTATGACTGGTGCTCCTCCAATTCCAATTGAATTTCCTTCTGTTGAAGTAGATTCTGATGTAGATAATCATGCTATTGAATCAAGTATTTGTAGGTCTTGGTTAATTAGTGAAGCAGGAAGACTTGCTAAAATAGAAAATCCTAATGGTTATAAAAATGTATTACTCCATATGAAATCTCATATTATGATTACGCAAGAGCAAATGCAGGCTCAGAGTGCTCAAACTTCAGAAAGTCAAGGAAAAGCTAATCCAGCTAAACCTAAACAATCTGAAAAGATTAGTGGAGAAAAAGATGCCCGAAGTCCTATCGGAGGTTAAAGTTCCTGGTAAAACCCAGACTGCTGATGATATTAATGATCTCTTTAAATCTATTGATGGTGAAGAGAATTCTGAAAAAGATGAATCTTCTAAGAAGATAAAGAGTGATAAAGAAGATGAATTAGAACTTAAGGAAGATAAAAAAGACTCTGAAGATGAATTAGAATTTAAGGTAGATGAAGAAGAAAAAGAAGAAAAGATTGATCTTAAAGAAGATTTTGAGATTGATGCTCCACCAAGAAAAAAGGAGATTTTAGCTAAATATCCAGATTTATTTAAGACATTTCCTTTTTTAGAGAAAGTATTATATAGAGATAAACAATATACCGAACTTTTTGGTTCCTTTGATGATGCTAAAGAAATTGCTGAGAGATCAGAAAGCTTTAATGAATTTGAAACACAACTTCTTTCTGGAAATACCGAAGAAATTCTTCGAGAGTTAAAGAATAGTGATCCACAAGCATTTAATAAGATTGCTGATAATTATCTTCTAACTCTTCATAAAGTTGATAAAGAAGCATATTTTCACGTAACTGGAAATCTTAATCGAAGACTTATTCAAGAAATGGTAGAAGAAGGAAATCAAACTGGTAATGATGATTTAAAACAAGCCGCTTTGCTCGTAAATCAATTCGTTTTTGGCACGTCAAAATTTACAACTCCAAATAAATTAGTAAATGAAACTGAAGAATCAGGGAAATCTGAAATTGAAAAGGAAAGACTCGATTATCTAAAAGAAAGATTTGAAACTTCTCGTGACGAGCTTCAGACTAGAGTTGATAATACATTACGAGCTACTATTGATTCTTATATTGATCCTAGAAATCAAATGACTCCATTCGCTAAGAAACATGCTGTTTCTGAAGCGATGAAATATATTTCGGAAACTCTCGTAGAAGATAGTGCTATTGTAAAGCATCTTGATAAACTATGGCGAGCGGCTTTTGATTCCAAGTTTTCTAAGGAATCCTTATCCAGAATTCAGCATACTTATCTTGGTAAGGCTAAGAGCCTTCTAAAGGATGCTATTATGAAAGCTAGAGCTGAAGCTCTAAAAGATGTTAAAACTCAGGCTAAGCCTGAAAAAGAAGAAGTTGAAGAAAACTCGACTGAAGACTCTCCTAAAAAGAGAATTACTCCTGGCAGAACATCTGAGCCAAAAGGTAAGAATCAGATGAAAAAAGGCGAAAGTGTTTCAGAGTTTTTTGCAAGGGATTAATTCTTTCTTTTTAGGAGTATAAACAATGCCTGGAGCAGTTGTAGAATCAGTAGTTGCCGGAACAGAACTTGAGCGTGTGTTACCAAAAGTCACCACTGTCTTCGAGTCTGACGATGGATTTTATGGAAATATTAAGAAGAGAGATGTAGAAGTAGTTAGCTATCGAGAAATGCGTGCTCCGATGGAATTGCGGCCTGGTGGTCGTTTTCAATATTGGGATCCTAATGGTGGCGATTTAGGTCGTGGTGGTGGTCCTACTTGGGATAAAGCAGTTTTACGTCCTGTTTTCTTGTCAGAAAATATTGAGTATACGAAACTTACTCAATATGCTACTGATGACAGGCGTAAGTCGGTAATTAATGCAGTAAGACGACTTACGGCTGGTGCAACAGTTGAAATGAAACGACAGCTTGATTCTCAGCTAATGCAAGTGGGAACAGGTCAAGTTGGAACTATTTCTACTGTTAGCACGAGCGGCGGTGTTGATACATATGTTCTAACAACGGCATTCGGAGCTAGACTTGTCCGTTATGACCAAGTTGTTCAGGTATATGATACAACATTGGCAACATATCGTGGAAAAGGTGTTATTACTTTCTATGATG